AGCCAAAAAAGAGGGATATCTCGTGGGGCGACAAAGACGACCAGAAACGAAAGGATGAGTTTGAACAATTCATCTCTCATTACTGGGGCGATGCTTCACTTGAAAAGTTCTTTGAATATGCTTTTGTTGATTACAACTACATTGACCCGAACGCTTTTTTGATTACTGAGTTTGATTCATTCAATCCGGCAAAAGAGAAAGCAAAGCCTTATCCATTCATTGCAACCTCTGAACAATGTGTGATGTTTGAGATGAAGAACAACATACTTGAATACCTGGTTGTAAAACTCCCGATAAAGTATAAGACCGAGGCCGGAGAAGCCGACGGGTTTAAATATACGATGTACATGGGAATGGATACCATTACATTCACTCAGGTTGAATCAGGTGGCGTGGAGATCGAAAAGAAACATTATGAAGTGCAGTATTTCACGCCTAAGAACACGAAAGTTCCAGCGCGGAGGTTTGGATACAAACGAGATTCCGAGACTCAGGGGCGCACTTTCGTTAGTGTGTTTCATGATGTGATTCCATACCTGAACAAGACGCTCAAAATAGACAGTGAGTTAGACCTTTCTACGGCGATGACGGCTTTCCCGCAGAGATTTGAATATGTTACTCCGTGTAACGAGTGCGGCGGCTCTGGGATGTTGAAAGACGGTCATACTTGCGGTATTTGCAAGGGATCAGGCCGTGAGCCGGTACATAACTCTACAATGGATGTTATAACTCTGGATATGCCACGTGACCCGACAATGATGATTGACCTTGAAAAGATGCTTGTTTACAAAGCACCTCCGATTGATCTGCTTACTTTCCAGAAGGACTATATAAATGAGCTTCGTGCCAATGTGTTCCTGATGATGTTCAATAAAGAGCTATTGGATAAGTCAGAGGTAGCAGCAACGGCAACAGAAAAAGTATTAGACCTGGACAATCTTAACGACACTTTGAATCCTTTTGCGCGGTCGCTTTCTACGATGTGGGAGTTTGTCGTGAGAGATATCGCAACTTATACGGATTTTGCTAAAGACTTGTTTGTTGAACATTCATATCCTGAGGACTTTAAATTCAAGTCAATGTCGGAACTGATGCGCGAACTTCGTGAGGCAAAGGATGCAAACGCTTCTACTTCGACAATAGCTAAGATTGAAGATGACATAAACGAAAAGCTGTATGCCGATCAACCTTATGATCTAAAGGTAATCAGGATTAAAAACTCATTCAATCCATTCCGAGGATATAAAGAAGAAACAATCAATTTGCTGATCTCCCAGAACCTCACCACAAAATATAATGCAACGCTTTATGCTAACCTTGAATCTATCTTCAATGAACTTGAACAGGAGATACCAGACCTGTATGAGATGAGTTACCAGGTCATACTTGAAAAGGTCAAAGAAAAGGTATCTCTTTATATGGAGCAAATGGAAGGAGAAAAGCCGAAACCTCCTGTTCTTAATTTTGGAACTGAAGAGCCTGAAGAATGATAGCCTCGCGAGAACATGAGATCAATAGCACATCATAACAAATACGTGATTTACAGATGAAGTTCTCAGTTATCATGGCATCAACTCTCGCTGAATACGGCGGGGCTGCTTCGCGAAGGGATGAGAAGATCGTGAGGGCTATCGATAGTGTCATTGCTCAGACCTTCACGGATTGGGAATTGATAGTTGTCGCTGACGGATGTATGAAAACAATGGCAATCGTCGCACGTTATGATGATCCACGAATAAAGGCCGTGAAGATTGATAAACGCCCTTGGTGGGATGGCGCACCACGAAACAAAGGTATTGAACTTGCTGCGGGTGAATACATCATTTACATTGACAATGATGATTATTGGGGTGACGGTCATCTGCAAGGGATAGCTGATGAGATTGGTGATTTGGATTGGGCTTATTTCAATGACTGGATTTATTCCGGGGGTGATTGGATTCCGCGTAACTGCGATATAAAACGGTTAGGAGCAAATGGAACGTCGAATATCTGTCACCGCAAGTCGTTAGGGGTGTTGTGGGGTCATCGCGGATATGCTCATGACCATTACTTCAATCAGAAACTTTTAAGATTTAGAAACTATAAAAAACTAACTGCCGGTGAATATTGCGTTTGTCATATACCGGGCGGTGGTAGTAGTGGATATGATGTATGACTAATCAAATAATGAGATGGATAACAGTTGGGAAAATCACGAACCGTCACCTATTGAGTTCATGCACGGAAGATTGATGGATGAATTTCATAAGTGGCGCAAAGAGAGAACTGATGAAATAATAGTTCCAATAGACGGGAGCGAGTTCGGTAAAATTGTGGTTGCCGCAAAACTTGCGACGTATGAAAAGTATAAAGTACTCGGATTAAATAAGGCTGTTTTAAAAAGCGACCTATGGGAATCATCAAAAGTAAAATGCGATTTATGTAATCGCGAATGGGTTGCCGTAAGGCCTGAGGGAATAGAAAGACTAGAATGTCCAAACTGTCATAATATGGTATCATTTGAAAATATAAACAATGAGTAAAAAAGTAGCAGCAATCACAATTACCTACAACCGGCTTGAATTGACAAAGCGGACATGGGAATCCTTTAACGCTAAAACGGGAGTTGACTTTCATTTATTCATCGACAACGGATCTACCGACGGAACTGTCGAATGGCTCGAAGACAAGTACCGCATACTTCTGGATAAGAACTACGGCATCGCTGCGGCTTTTTATTACGGCGTTCAACAGTTGCAGGATTATGACTATATCCTGAAGCTCGACAATGATGTTGAAACTGTGACGGAGGATATGATTGCGAGACTGGTTGACTTCATTGAGAAAGCCGGACCTCACGCAGTTTCACCGCCTGACCTGATGATTGACCCTAAGTTCTATCCTACCGTGTTTAAACGGGCTGAAATCGCCGGATACCAAGTTCAATACACATCTCACACCGGAGGGGCTTTTCAGTTAGCACCTGCAAAGTTTGTGAGGCAACTATGTGAAGAATATACCTGCCTGAAGAACGGCGACTGGATGATAGGACAGTATTACCGTTCAATCGGTTGTCCTCCGGCTTATCTTCTTGACCTGGGGATGAATCACATCGGGCTAAATCAAAGCACACCGACAAAAGAATATATATTTTGAAATACGATCTTATCATAGTATCCGCTTCACGTGATGCATCACTGAGAAAGATGACGCAGGATGCTATTGATTCGTGCCTGGCTGACCGTGCGGATGTTAATGTAATTCTTGTTGAAACCTATCAAAAGACAGAATACAAGAATGTAGATAAGTATGTTTTGTTTGAGGGTGAGTTCAATTACAATCATTGTCTGAACTTGGGATTGGAACACCGTAAGGGCGACATTCAGATTCTTGCAAACAATGACATTATCTTTCAACCTGGTTGGTCATCTATTGGCTATACGATGCGGGAGTATGGTTATCTCTCCACGTCGGCACTGTCAAATCATCCCAGACAGAAGCTCTTTAAACGGGGTGACTATGCTTATGAAGGATATGATATTTGCCTTTATGTAACAGGGTGGTGTTTGTTCGTGGATTCAAAGGTATGGGATATGATTGGCCTATTGGATGAAACGTATCAGTTCTGGTATTCAGATGATATGTACGTTCATCAGTTAAAGGCTAAGGGAATCAAACACTATCTGATCTGTAATGTAGTTGTGAATCATTATATCTCACGGACGTTAATGAAAACCGACCGTGCAACGAGAGTAAAACTTACCAATGCCGAAAGAAAAACCATACAAAGGCGCAATCGCTCAAATCTACAAAAGAAGCTATGAGGATATCGGTATGCTCTTTTGGGTTGAGGCTCAGAGGTCATTAGTGCCAGGGGTGACGATTGAAAGGGCTATTGACAGCTTTTATCGCTTTATAGGTGAGAAAGACTTTAATCATGATTCCGCTATGACAACATATTCACGCATGAAAAAGGAGTTTTATGAGGCTGCCAAAAAGGATTGCTGACATAATACAACGTAAGGACGAGTTTATCGCCCGTCGTGAGGCTTCACTAAATAAGAGCGTTGTGAGGCTTCAAAATATGCTCATCTCAAAGCTGACGCGCGAGATAATCCCGATGTTGGATACTTCCGGCGGGAAGATAAGAAACACGCTCCGCAACTATCAACTGTTGCAGTCACTTGACAGGGTGTATAAAGACTTCAGCACGACGCAACGGTTAGCGTTTGTGTCAGAGATAGGCGACACGGCACGAGGGCTTACAGGGCTGAACAAACAGTTCTTTACGATCACAATGGGTGCTTCATTACCGGCTACCTTTGGCAAGGTTCTGGCGGCGACTGAGACAAAGATGCTCACGGCAATAGGCATCAAAGGAGGCAAGATACTTGGTGGCGGCTTTCTTGACAGTCTGACGGCTAACACTGAACTGCTGACTTCGGTTAAGAATCTCATGTCACAGGCCGTGACTTCTCAGGTCAGCACAAAGGACTTCATTGCAAGCATGAACGATCTGATAACAGGTTCAGGTGAAAAGCCTGGAGGGATTGAATCGCACCTCAACAGGTATGCTCATGATTTGTATATGCAATATGATAGTGCCTATGCAACATCATTGGCCGAAGAAACTGGGATGAAGTATTTTGTTTATCTCGGAGGCAAAGTTCAGGATTCGAGGGATTTTTGTGTAGCTCATGATAATAAAGTCTGGACAACAGAAGAGGCTAATAAATGGTCTGAATGGACACCGGCAAAGGGTGTTTATCCTCCTGACTATAAGATTAAGCAAAAAGATAAGAACGCCGTGCCGTCATACATTGCTTCTTACGACGGGTATCAACCTTTAGTTCATCGCGGAGGGTTCAACTGCCGTCATCATTTGGGTTTCATAATGGAAGAGTTGGCATTTGAGATGCGGCCTGACCTGGTTAAAAAATAATTTGTTTATTAAAAAGAAATTTGTATAACTTTACATCAAATAATTTCAACAATGGCAAAGGAAAAGATTAAGTGTGTGGTTCGGGGAAAGATACTCGAACTGTCTCCTACTGCTTACGAAATGGCAAAGGATTACTTTGGTGCTGCAAAGGCTTCTGATCTGAACATTACGAAACCGATTGAACTGAGCAAGCCGATACTGATACCGAAGATTCAGGTTAAAGTTGAGAAGCCCGAAGAACTGACCCTGCAAAAAACAGAGTTAGCAAAGACGCTCGACACTCCACCCCCTGAAGTACCGATGATTACTGAGGTGAAAAAAGCATCAAAACCCAGAGCAAAAAAGAAATGAAAGAAATAACCTCCAAACGAACTAAGCAGACCCAATTCATCACTGATGAAGAATGGGCGTGGCTCAAAGAACACGGCAAAGCGAAGAACTTTACGATGAAAGAAATGGTTATCATCAAGAAGCCAGTCATTAACAAAGAGATTCTGATGCCGGAAATACAAACCAAAAAGAATAAAAAATGACTGAAGCTGAACAGAAAAAGCTCAATGGGTTTTTGTCCAAAACCTTAAAAATGGACGACGAGGAATTGGCCAGCCTTTACAACGAGGCCGGGGAGTTGACCTCCTTAACCGCAGCCGAAAAAGCAGACACTTCGAGAGTTACTAAACTCAAAGAAGAAAATGACAGTCAGTACAAACGTGGTCAGAAAGAAGTGGCTACTAAGTTCGAGACTAAGCTGAAGGAAAAGTACGGGGTAAGCTCTGATGAAACCGGAGTTGATTTAGTTGATCTTATTCTGACAACTGAACTCGAAAAAGTTAAAGGCAAAGGTGATGAAGATATTACGGCTCATCCGGAGTATCTGAAACTGAAAAGCGAAAGCGACCGTATGCTGAAAGCAAAAGACAAGGAATGGCAAAAGAAGATCGAAGATCTGGAGCTGAAACACACCAGGGAATCGATGTTTTCTAAAGTCAAAGAACGTGCTTTTGCCGAACTTGACAACCTCAGGCCAATACTGCCCGAAGATGCGAAGAAAGCCCAGAAATGGAAAGAGAAATACATTGAGGACTTTCGTGCGTATGACTTCACTGAGCAGGACGGGACGATTGTTGTTCTGAAAGACGGGAAGCCGCTTCAGGACTCACACGGGTATAACAAATCCTTTGCTGACCTGGTAAAAGAAACTGCCTCTGAGATATTTGATTTCCAGACCGCAGATGACAGGACAAGCCCAGGCAACCGTCAGCAGCAGAGTAATATCATCGCACCGCGCAATGAAGAAGAGTTCATTCAGAAGATGAGAGAGGCTAAGACACCGGAAGAACAAGCAAAAGTTATGGAGTCTTACCAATCTAAAACAAAATGAGTACAATAGGAACCGTTGACTGTGGCTTCTTAGCCACCTACCAGGGAAAAGCCGCGCAGATGTGGACTGACCCTATCGCAAACATTGATCTTATCGGTGATGTCGAGGCTGCAAAGGCCGTGCTGGAGAACCAGCAGATTTCAATGACAGAACTGACCGGGAAGAAGAAACGCATCGTAAGCCTTGAGTGGCTTCAGAAGTGTGACATCACTACGACTGCGTGTACTGACGACTGTACGATTGACGGCGAAGATGCTGACCCGATCTGTAAGGAGTATGAAATTGAGTGCCTTCGTGAGACGAAGTTTAAGATGCCGAAACGCGCCTATCGCGAGAGGACTATCGAGATGGCTGAAGCGTTCGCATTTAATATGCTTCAGCACAAGAAAGCCCTTGACGAATGGTTGGCTCAGTATATCGTTACAGGTATTCTTGCCGCTGCCGGAACGAACGCTTACACAGGTGGTGTTGGAACTGTCGCCGGTGCGCTGACGACTATTCCCGCTGCTTCATGGAACGATTCAATCTGGGGTTATTTCAATCTTGTTACTAGGTACAACAAATTCAAGTCACCGTACCTTCTGACCGGAGATAACCTGTATCAGCTTCTCTTTAACAGGATGCACGAATCAATGACTGAGGCCGGACGTGCTGCAATGTCAAAGATTGGAACGATACGGAAGATTTACCAGGACCCGGAGAATGTCGAGGCTGTTGCTCCGAACTATACGTTCCTGCTGCATAAGACCGCCGTTGCGTTCATCAACAAAGCATGGAATCCACTTGGTGCTGCAAACGCAGTTCCCGAAGCCGGTGTTTATGCTCTGTGGTCAGAGCCTTCAAACAACATCCCTGGTGTGTATTATGACATTATCACTCAGGAAACTTGTGTTGAAAATGAGTTCTACCTTGCCGCAAAGGTTCAGCTTCATGGACTGTTTGCCGAGAATCCGCTGCCATGCGACGAAACCAACACGGGCGTATTAGCATTCACTTGTAGCTGATGAGAATATAAAACATTATGTTTGAATAAAAAGACAAAGGATATTCTAATTTTGGGATATCCTTTGTTATTTGAACTATGGAAGAATTAAGTAAATGTAACTGCGGTTCGCGCAGGACAATCCGCAGACCAAAAACAATAAAGAAATGAGCGCGTTACCCGATTGCTGGAACTCAGTTATAGGTTTTACCCGAACTGATGATACCTGTATTGATGATGCTTATCCGGTAGGCTACTCAGAGAGTCTTTCGGGACTTTACATCGATGAACTTCAGGGCATGACCCTGAGGATACTCGACAACACCGATAACTCTACGACGTTGTGGGAGAAGATGGCCCGTGCGCGTGAGAACGCCATCAGGACGTTTCAGACTGATCTCACAATGGAGTTGACCAACTATAAAGAACCAACTCGCAAACGCTTCACAGGTGACATAGGGGGCAAGTCATTCACACGAACAATAACCGGCTCAACATACTACGGACTGAGGATGTATTCAGATATCCGAGGTGGCAAGTTTAATCTTCGCGGTGTGTCACTGATACTTAATTCATCAGAAGCCGTCAATCTTGAAATCTATGACGAATATGACCTGCTTTACACTATTCCGTTGACTTCCGTTGCAGGACGGCCGCACAAAACAGATTTTGCAGACATTGAACTGACGCTTGACCGGAACTATTATTTTCTCATCTCTCCCGTAGGACTTCCGTATGCGAATAAACTAACGTGCGGTTGTGGTGGGTTCAAGTGGTGTTTCTGTATTGATGACCCGTGTTACAGGTATTCACGCGACCGCTGGACTGAATGGGCTATGGTAGCAGGTGTGTATGGCAATGATCTCACCGTGCGTGAGGACTGGCCGACAGTGCGCGAAGCCTCAGGGATGATCCTTCACGGGAACTTCACTTGTAATATCTTTGATGCTCTTTGCACTGATGACAGCGACTTCGTGAACAATGAACTTGATGCTGCAATGGCATGGGCTATTCTTTACAAGACGGGCGAGTTCCTGACGAATTACATAATGGATACCGGAGAGGTAAGCCGTTATACTCTTTTGGGAACTGAGGCTCTGAATGAAAACCGGATGTACTATAATAAACGTTACGCCGTACTGATGGACTGGATTGCTCAGAATATGGATGATGAGCGTAATGATTGTTTGAAGTGTAAATCACCAATGGGGCTGCGCCGGAGAACTCAGTTGATATGAAAGCAGACGAAGCGATACGGAGGGTTGAATTTATAGTTGATAAGACTGTGTCAGACTGGGGCAATGTCATGTTAGAAGTAGCTCAGACGGCTGATACAATGATAAAGGACCGTGTGATTAAAACAGGTCAGAACGCACAGGGAGAACAGTACGATCCGTATTCAACTAATCCGATGTTGACCAACTGCTCGCAAATGACACAATCTGCCTGTAATAAAAAAACAGGGTCAAAGGCAAAGCGTAAAGAACTGAAATGGGTGACACTGAAAAGAGGCGGCAAAAACATACGACTGTTTGAGCTTGCCGGAGGATATAAGGAGTTTCGGGAACTTCACGGGCGACAGACTAACTTCGTGGACTTTGCATTTTCGGGTCGCATGTGGGCAGATGTGCAGGTTGTATCTGGAGATG